TCTCTGCGCCTCTTCCACGTCTCCCTCTTCTCTCGGCAGAATGTTGGATGTCGGTATAGAATCCATGTAATCGGCGTGCTTAGAAATGATTGTATTGAATAACCATCCGGACGCAGGCTTCGGATCATCCATGGTTTCCTCTGTCTGCATGAGTTCCCAATGGCGCATTTTCCACCACTTCTCATTGCGAGTAATCTTATCTTCAAGATTCTGCTTGCCTTTTTTATATTTCTTGAGGATCTCCATTGCCTTTCTTACCTGCTCCTGTCCTATAGGCTTCGCACCCATATGGACAGCAGGAACAGGGGCAATGTTTTTTTGTTTAGGAGGCTGCCCCTGTTGCTGATCCCCTGCTATCATCGGTTTTATATCATCTGGTGTAGGCTGATACTGTAATGCGGACTGCATATCATTCTGCCCACCCTGCACGCCCTTCTGGAATGCGCTATTATTCTTTGCCGAGTTATTCTGTCCTGTTTTCTGAGGGCGATTATATCTGTTATCCCTCGGTTTTTTCTGTCCTGCCATATCCTTCTCCTTATCCATGTTTTATATATATGCTCCGCTTCTTTGGTAAACGCTGATTCAAAGGATCTGCGCTTGCCTCTATGCTCTTATTTGCGTGAACAGGTTTAATCGGTCTGCTCATGCACATATATCTGCTTTCATCCGCCACATGATCTTCCAGATCTGTATCCAGATCCTCAACGTGAGTTTCGTCGTACATCATAAGCGGTATCGTTCTTATGAACGCCTTGCAGTTATTGAATATATACATCATCGGATAGCCGTTCTCGTCGAATGCCATGCGGTAATGCATCTGCATCCATCCGGCTATACGCTGATTATCTCCCTTGTCAAAGAATACCCCATACTTTGCAGCTACATCTGCCACGCTCTCTCCGGTATCTGATGCCCAGATAGCAGGATCGGCTACGCCTCGTATCCTGCGTCCTTTGAGATATGGATGCTGCTGCTCTACTTTTCGTATCTCTTCAAACTGTTTGCTCGGAGACCACTTCACGCCCTCATTAGGCATTCCGGTACATCCGTACAGTTCCAATATTCTGTATAGCACTCCTTCGTAATCTACTGCCCACCATGCGCACGAGAATGGTTTTGAGTATCCGAAATCGTATGACCTGTATATCTTCCATCCTGCAGGGATGTCGAATGGTTCTATTACATGAGTCCATTGCCTGTCCTCGTAGTGTTCCGGATCATCCACGAACTCTTCAAAGAACTGCCCCTCGAATACATCCCACGCACCCTCTAGCCATGCCCTCTTGAGCTTCGGAGGAAGTGCTTCCAGATTCTTTATGTATTCCGGATCTGACTCCATAAGAGCCACATTATCCTGCACCAATGCCTGCGTGAAAGAATAATCATCCGGATTCTCTCCTGTGTTATATTTGCGGTCTATGAATATGCGCTTAATATATCCATGACCTTGACCGCCCGGATTGCAGGTGTAATAAATCCGTTTAGGAAAGTTATTTACACCACGGCAGCAGGCAGCGATTGCTTTGAGCTGATACTCTGAGAAGTTAGTTGCTTCATCGATGAAAATAACGTCATATTCTGAGCCCTGCATTCTGTCCAGATCTCCGTCATTCTTGCAATACTGAAAGTCGATTATGCTACCATTTCCAAAATAGAATCGCTTCTCTGTTTTGTTATATCTGGCTATTCCATTCAAAATCTGTCTTAATTGTTGTATGTGGTTCTTTTCCAATTCAGGATACGTTTGTCGCATAATAAGGACTTTAATGCCATGATGCTTCAACGCTAATATCACTGCCTTGCTTCTTACCGCCCACGATTTACCACCGCCACGAGCTAAGCACCGCCAAATCCCACATGTCTATGTTTATCTAACAGGAATTTCTCCTGTTTCACATTAGGTTTACTAATAGTCAGGGTTGGCACAGGCATCACCTCCTTCGGCATAAGCAAACTTCCATCCTTTTGCATGGCTTCTTTTTCCTTTTATCACGTCAACTATATGCCTAGTTCCGAAATACCGTTCTGCATCTGCCACGCTTCCAAAAACCAATACTTCATCGTCCTTTGTACATATGACACTCTTCTTTCTGCTATCGTTTTCTCTGGATGCTCCTGCAAAAACAGAATCCCACAAGCCGTTTTTAATGGCGTGATTGGCATTCTCTTTATTGGATATCCATTCCAGATTTCCCACTATATTGTTATCTTTGTTTCCGTCCTTATGATTGACCTGTGGTAACTGGTCTGGGTTATCCAAAAACGCAGCCGCAACTACTCTATGAAGTTTAAAACTCATTTTCTGCCTATGTATTGTAACTCGCAGGCGATGATATCCTTTTTTGTCTTTTGTGGTTTTGAGAATGTACGGTTTGCCTCTTAGCAAAGACCTTATTCTCCCCATGTTGCTCACTTCAATAAATCCATCCGTTCCTGCCACTTTTCTCCATTCTTCCATAATAGTCTCCTTTCTAAGTGTGACTAATCGCCGTATTTATCCAAATTATCTTCAATTCTGATTACAATTTCTTTGTCTCCCTCTTCATTCGCGATGCCATAAAGTTCTCTGAGGGTATTTATTGCAGCCTGCTTATCATATAGTTTCAATACGAGATTTCCTCTGGAATCATATTTAAGCTCCTGCACAGCTCTCATATCAAAGTTTCGTATGTTCTCCGGTCTGGGAACTGCAATCATGCTCACGCCATCCTCTGCTATATCCAGTGTGACAAGATCTCCTAAATGAGTTTTGAGGATCGCTGTCTCTTGCTCAATTATCAGTTTCCGAATACTGGCAGCATCTTCTACATCCTCTTTCATCATCTCGGATCTTAATTCCTCATACCTTGCCCTGATTTTATCCTGCTTAAAAAGCAGCGATGATTTACTGTCTATCGTAGACTCTTTCATGTTCTTTGCATCATACGCCGCCTTATATGCTTCTCTCTGCGTTTTGCCTTTCAGCAATTCAACTACAAATTTCTCCTGTTTTTCTGTAAGCATCTAAAATACCCCTTACGCCCTTCTTATATTTTCGCAATTATCTACAACTTTTAATAGGACACCCACAATCGCAGGTGTCCTGTCATTATTTACCGTCTGTATCCAACGCTATGTATAAAGGGCAATTCCAGAAAAAACCACAGCAGAAATCTTCTTTGTACCCTTGTTTCGCTTTTTTGTTTTCAAATGTATTCACGGTATGATCCCCACATATACCTGCGCACTTGATATCGATCGGAGACTCCTTTCGATAATATGGACATTCTACATAAGGATCTTCCCTGTACTGGGTACTAGACATTTTCATTCCCTCTTAGTTGAACGGCAACTCTTCATCGATCCCATCCGGTAAATTCATAAAACCATCACTATCTGTTGCAGGTGGCGGAACTGCCTGTCCTGCATTGCTGTTTCCGCTGCCCTTGCTCTCAGCAAATTCGATTTCCTCCGCCACTACATCTGTCGTATACACCTTTACTCCATCCTTATTGTCATACGATCCAGTCTGTATGCGACCTGTTAATAATATCTTCGTACCCTTATGCAGATACTTCTCTGTAAACTCTCCCAACTTTCCAAATGCTACACAACTTATAAAATCTGCTGTCTGCCCTTCTTGGTTCTGTTGTCTCCTTCTATCTACCGCAAGGGAGAATCTGGCAATCGCCATAGAGTTCTCTCCCTGCGAATATCTCACTTCCGGATCTCTGGTTAATCTCCCCATCAAAATTACTTTATTCATCTTCTTAACCTCCTAAAATTCAGTTTAGTCACTTACGAAAATCTTTTTCTAAAGTCCAATAACCCATCTGAATATTTAACATAAATATCTTCATTACAAAGACCATCTATACTAAATTTATTGAAACAATGTAGTTCTGAAACCAACCAATGTGCTTCATTCATAATTGCTGCAAGATTCAAATAAGGAACGACTTTCAATAAGATTTCATTTCCAAAATAATCAATCCCTTTTTCTTTTTTTATGGATTTTTTAAATAACTCATATGCTTTGGTGGAAGTTTCTATGGACATTCCAAAAGTTGTTCCATCAAACTCTATTGCATGTAATTCTTTCTGCATATCTTCCTCCGCTAAACTTTACGGTAGTGTACGTTTATAACCTGCTTTTAATAAATTCCTTCCGGAACATTTCTCGTGCCTCTTCCTGCGTCACGCCTTCATGCTCCATCATCCACTCTTCATATGCCTGTTGCCCTATCTCATGCAGCCAATCCATAATCTCTTTACCTCTGGATGTATGCACTCCGTTGTATCCTCTGTGATGATCCAGACAGATATCAACCTTTAGTCCGCGCCGCTCCGATGCATCTCTGTTTGCTCCCTCGAATATGTGGTGTTCTTCTGTGTATCCCATCCTGCCACAGACAAAACATACACCCTTGCGGTTCTTAGGTATTATGCTCTGCATTCCACTTCATCCTCTGTCCACATTTAGCGCAGAAATTATTGCGAATATCCTCAATACCCACGTTAGTATTACACACTGGACACACCCAATAATTGCTCCATAGCTTTTCTGTTATGCATCCTTCTACCGGAGTCATCGGAACATCTCTCCTGCGAGCTTCCAACAGGCTCTTGAATGTAAATCCCATGTGCACGCATTCATCCTCAAACTTGGCATATTCCTCTATGTGCTCCGCAGTAAGGTTTCTTTCCTGCATTATCTTTTGCAGTTTATCCATTCGCACTCACATCCCTTACATAGTCCTGCATCTCAATCTGAATGTCGCTACTCTTGAAATACGCCTGCATATGTTCTCTGATTATGGCATCGCTCGCACTTTGTAACTGCACGATGTTGTTAATAGACTCTGCACTGTCTCTGTGCACAGTAGTTACACGCATCGTAATAACCCTCGTGAGTTCCTTTTCTGTCTCCGCTGCTCTAAGTTCAATACCTTCCATCTCAGCTCTGACCTCAAGTGCCTGCAAATAATGCCCCATTGCTGCTTTCTGTTCTTTTAGCAGGCTGATCGGACATACCGGAGTAAAATTCAATGTTCCTGCTTCGTACTTCGTTACCATCGTATGTAATTTGTCATAACGGATCTTTGTCTGGAAGTATTCTGCCTTGAATCTCTCTTTGTAATCTGCACTGTTCATCATCTCAATAGTTTCGTTTAATTCTTTCATCCTTCTACAACCTCCAATAACTTTTTATCATTTACCTCGATTGCGGCTACCCTGCCGCCGTTGAAGCCTATTCTGAGACTCTCAGGGAGTCTGTTATTTTCCTGCATCCTCTTTACTGCCGCTTCGTAGGATCTCAAGAAGTGCGACTGTTCTACGCTATTCACTGTCTTAACATCCATCATCGCCATCTCTCTGAGATTTGCCGGACTGCCCACCGCAATGCGACACGCCTCCGGTAATTTTTCAAACTCACTCTCCGAGTTATATCCGCTGTTGCATATCGCCTTGTATACCAACGCCCACGCCGCCAACGGTTCAAGCTGCTGTTTCTCTCTGGTTTTCATCTGCGCCACTATCTGTCCTATGGATGGCGGAAAACCAGATTTATCAGACAGAATATATCTCTTTAATGCAAGGGCAACCTCTTCATCGTTGTATTCTTCAAACATCTTGCCCCAAATTTTCAGAGTTTCTTTCGGATCGTCTGGATGAAAGTTTGGATAAGATGCACTAATAACTGCTAATGCATCTCTCAATCCTTCGTCTGTCATAAGTTCCTCCAATCTATTTTTCCGGATTTCTTCGGTTCTACTTTCTGGGCATTCTTCAACCAATCCCATACAACGCCCTTGTATCCGCTTGCCATGGTTTTATTGATTACATCAGTAACATTATCTGCTCCGTAATCACGCACATACCCTTCTGTCTGGGTAATGAACGCCTTGAACCCCATTTCCTTGTACGGTTCTTTGCGTTCCTGCTTGTACTGTACCCATTCCATGACTTTATCAAAAACCATAGACGGTAAACTGCTGCGCTCAAGCATAGCCTCGTAGTCTACAGGAGGGTTTTTCTTTTTTTCTTTTCTTTTTTTCTTTAGAGAATCATTCTCAGTATCAATATCCTTATCAGTATCATTATCAGTTTCATTATCATTATCAGCTTTTTTAGTTTCGCTTTGCTTTTCCGATAAAGCATTTGCTTTGGTTTGCTTTTCTTTTAAACCATTTGTTTCCTCTTGGATATCCTCTGTGTCTGATTTTTCCTCATGCTTTTTGCCTCTGCCGCCCTGTTTCCCACTTTCAGAACGCTTAGCGCAGATTTCTGCATACTTATCCGCATCCTGTTCCATGGTATTTTTAATCATAGCGAACATAGCTGCCACCATAGGATCTGTTGGTTCAGCATCTACTTCTCCATCCTGATATAACAGTATGTAATACATAAGCTCTCCCAACTTTTCATAGGGCAGGTTCTCCAACATAGGATTCCAACTCTTATACATTAAAAATGTTTTCTTATCTGCCATCGTTCCACGCTCCGAATAAATCTATCCAATCACTTAATGTCATTGTTACTAGCCACTCCGTTCCATCCTTACGATGAAACACAGCAGGTAGTCCGTCTTGCCTCTTTTTAGCCTCTTCCTGCGCCTG